ATTTCTAGGTACTTCCAGGTCCGTTGTGCTTGGGTACACTCTTCTATTTTCGGTATTTCAGTTCGGTATACTCGAGTCCCGACTTCTCAAATAGCTTAGCTAAATGATTTGTCGCTTCTCGATGAGCCTTATGATAACCGGGATGCTGAGAACCCATGTTCACTCGGTCTTGACCAAGACCTCGTTCCCATCGACGCCGGCTTTCGGGCCAGCGTCTTGTCTGAGTCGCGAGAGATTGGGTCACGGGTTTACCCGATGAGACGATCTTTCGTAGCTTTAGCCAAAGACGCATGATCCTTCCACCGTCCACAAGCTCGCCTGCTATCTCGTTTAACCGAGACAGCACTTGAACTGCTTTAGGTAGAGCGGAACCATCCGAATTATATTGGAAAAGCTCTTTCCAGAGCGTATCGAGGTCCACCCACTTAGGAATGATGTTTGGATCTAAGATCCGAATTTTATCATTTATTTTCACCTTTCGGTCCCAGATATCTTTATGGTAAGGTCTAGTGACCCACTCCGAAAAGAAATCGTTGAAGGCTTGATTCCTCATAACCTTCGCCAACGGCTTTCCGTCCTGAAGATAAGCTTGAACAGAACAAGTTAATTTCTTAAAATGCTCTTCGCTCCTGAAATTCCAGTTAAGGAAACTCAGGGAACCGTCCTTCTTATAAACCGGGTCCATTCCCGCTTTTATCGCCTCCCGAAGTTGCTTAACTTCGTTTTGCTGTAGCTTTCGGTCTTCACCGAAAGTATAGCTGTAGAGGTCGATATGAGGTAATAGGCGTTCGATCCTTGTCCCAAACTCGATAGCCCGAGACACCAATGTCTTCCAGAGGTGAGTAGCGACACGCCACTCTCCAAAGGATTCGATTGGAGCACCACCTGGTCCAACGGCAGTTAACCAGACAGCTAAGCTGCTTGGCCACACACCGCCAGGTTGATGTAGAAAGGCCGATAACCTTCCTAATCTGTTCCCTACTTTCCAGATCTGCTGTAGCTGACCTAGATTTCGGTATCCGAAACCAGCGAAACGCGCTACAGAACTAACCCGAATTCTTTCGAATTTCAGGTTCTTCTTAACCAACTCCATTAGTGAAGCAATGTTTCTTAACGAAACAACTGTCTCAGCCAACGAAATTGGCGAAACGTCCTGTCCTTTGTAATAAGTCCTCTTAGCGAACTCGAAAGTTCCCTGAGAAGAGACCAGAGATTTGGCTAATCCGATCTCAACTCCTATCAGATTCATTAAACTTAGGTATTCCATGGCTACGGCTTTATTGGCAATGACTACGTCGTCACCAAGAACAGCATAGTCCTTGAACCATCCCTCTCTATTATACTCTCTGAGTGCTCTAGCTGCGGCTAGCTGCACGATAGCGTGATGTGTCGTCGCAAGCATGGCCCATGACGAAAGCGCTCCCATTGGCTGTCCTACTGCATAACGAACCTCATTGAAACCGAGGTTCCAACTTTTAGCTTCTTTTGGAAGCCTATAGGCCCGTCCTACTAGTAAGTTTCCCCAATGTTTGGCAAATGCCACAGACCCCAGCATTTCTAGTATCATCACTTGAAGAGAAAGAGGCAACCGGTCGGTTGCCGCTGACAAATCATATGATGCGATCCAGGTCTTCGAAGGGTCGTCCATTCTCTTGAGCAAATTCTCCAAGGGAGAATACTGGTCGAAGGTTCCGTCCTGCCCTATGCCTTTTAATCGGCTAAATAGCCACCGATGGAGGGGCTCCATCAATGCCTGCGTCAACACATCTACCATAGCGAACACTCGAATCTTCCCCGGCTCGTGCTTGAAACCAAGCGCTCCTAGGGCTGTTACCGGACCCCAGGTCTCTTCTAAGGGAGCGATCTTAGATACCACTCGCACTGTTTTGCTTTCTGGCTCGAACGGTCCATGATGGCACCTCTGCGGGTCTTTGACCCACGGATTAGCCATGAATGGACTCATCCTTACACATTGAGCGAACAGCTCACGCTTCTCCTCGACATACTCCTGGACTGACTTTATAAAGGGTTTTAATCCCCAAACAAGTTCCAGTCCGTCGACCTCCTGTAGGTATCGACTAAATGAGATCATCATATCCTTCGGTTCCAGACACCATCGAACTATA